GGAACAATTTGACATCGTCTTGTTGATATATGCGTTTGGCTGCATCTTCGGTGTCTGCCAGTGCAATCAACTGGTCATCACCTTGGGCAGAGAAGTCACATAAATATTCCCTCGCAAATGATGTCTCACTCATATCACGTTTGAGACGAGTCACCTCGTTGGGATGCAAGCTATCTGTGTCATATACCGTGTATCTGGCTGCCGTCCAATCGCTCTCGTCTATGGCCTTGTAATACAACTCAGAGAACAAGTTAATACCACTTGGTGTACCGATGAATATCGACCAACCAAGACGGTCTGACAATGCTGGCTGGACTATGTCTGTCCATAGCTCGTTCTTCAACTGGGCAACCTCGTCCATGACTATGCCGTCCAGACGTAATCCACGCATGGCATCAGGATTGTCTCCACCAAACAATCTGATGATTGCTCCATTGTGTTTAAACGTGACTGATAGTTCACCTTCGTTGATGTCGATTACAGACGTTCTACGCAGTGGTTCTATCTTTTGTTTCAATCTTGCCCATGCAATCGCTTTTGCCTGTCTCAGGAACGGTGCAACGTACACAAACATGGCTAGTTCCTTGTCTGTCTTCATGGCCTTATCTATTAGCTCCATGATTGCCAGTTCTGTCTTACCTGATCGCCTGTGTAATGCGTAAACACTAAACCTTTGTTTCTTTATATGACACTCTCTCTGCCAAGTCCGAGGTGTGTAATCAAGTTTAATCAACGGTTGTCTCACACCTGTGGAACGCCTGTTGAAATAGTTAAGTTGATATCACCCCTTGCGTCCACACCAACACGATCTCCATAACGCTGCGGAAACCACTTGGACAATAGTTTCAATGCAACATCACTTTTGGCCTTCTGTAGAGCCACCCAGCCGGGGTCTATGCGTGGATTATCTCCTCCTATCATCTCTGGAGTTTCACTCATAATCTCCATAATAGAATCAGCAATCATATCTGATCCAACCTCGCGTGCACGCACGAAGCGTTCATTAAATTCTTTATCTTTATTCAACCAATTGTAAATAGTAGTAAAAGCAGGTTTACCTTTTTGTCTGCAATAAGCACGCAAAGTATTACCAGAAGAAATCCAGAACAAAACTTCTTCAATGATAATTGGATCAGGTTTAGCTACTGGTCTACCTAACTTTGATTGTTTTGTAACGAGTTGCGTAACTGACTCTTTTTTCATAACGGCAAATTTGAGCAATGTAACCACGAGAGATACCAAACATCATGGAAAGGCAACCATAACCAATACCATAATCTTCATGTAACTCACGTAGGGCATCAACAATCACCTGAGTAATAAGAGGATTGTGATTGTGGTGATCTTCATTAACTCTATAACCTTTTTCATTTACTCCAATCACTAGAGTTTTAGTTGGAGCAGAGAAGGTCATAAAGAAATAAATAAATTATATAAAATATAAGAAATAATAAATAAATTTGCAATATTTAAAATTAATTTGTTGACACCTGTTGGATTATATGCAACACTAAGAAAGTACATTACTATTTTCTAATAACAATGACACAATTCACACTTCCAACAAACCACAGAGTATTTCTCGAAGAAGAGATTTACACAAAGTTAGTAGCTACTGCTGAACAAAAAGCAGAAGACCTTAACAAGATGTGGGCAAAGCGTGAACAAGAAGGCAGAACTTACGACACACACAAAGTGTATAAGTGTATGCATAACAAAGTAGTAGAAGAAAAAATTTACTACTACAACTTTTCAGAGTTTTTAACTGTTACTTACCATCAGGAAGAAGATTCTTGGAACAACAAAATGCGTAACGACTATTACAGGCCATTGAGTTGCGTAGTTGACCTTAAAGCTTGCAGACAGAATGCAATAGCACAGAGAGATCACAGCGTTGCATTATTCGAGTCAAGAATCAACGGCCATGTAGCTACTACTGACATCCTTCATGAATTACAAGGCTCACTAAAATTATCAGCTACAGGTAACCTTATCGAAGGTTATATAGATGGCACTACAGCAAAAGGTGAGAGATTCAGAATTGTTACTCACATGATGTGGAACTACCGCTACGGTGAGAACTCAGCTAACGGCTACCTTACACAGTATGTCCAGTTTAGAAGTGACAGACAAGGTGCTAAGCAAGAAGGCAAGTCAGTACAGCAAGCTATTACAGATGCTGAGAGACAGGCCAAGCGTGATGAAAAACTTGCTATCCAGAATGAAAAGCAAATGGCCAAGTGGGAGAAATTCCAAAAGCTACCAGTTGTAATGGAAAAATGGGTAGACAAAGAAATCAAAAAACTAGCTGCCGTAATCAGCGATGAAGGTTTAGCTAAAAGTCAAAAAGATGCTGACTATGGTGGTTGGACATTTGACAAAAATTGGCAGATCAAATGCATTTCTGGTGACATTGAAAAGCACAATACTTTGAGAAATGACCTCAGACATTGGCAGAATGACGACACAGGACTCAAGGCACTATTCGATAAAGGTATCGACACTAGAAACAAACTTAAAGATGTGTACGGAGTTTAATTACTCCTACACCTTTTTTTTATTTACAGGAAATTTATTATGGACAAACATCAAATCAATCTACCCGAATCAGAATTTAAAATGCTTATTACTGCATACGAAGACAGATTACGGAAACACATTAAACCAATACAAAGGTTTGAAACTGGAGTTGAGATACAACGTTATCGCACCAGTAACGCATTATTGGAATGTGAACAAATGAATTTTAAAGTCATGATGGATGACCACAACTACAGAGTTAGTCTTGGCACACCTGATTGTTTAACTGACATTCCTTACACTAGAAAATTTAAAAATCCTACTGTGTATCGTGAATGGTATTTAACTGAGATCAGACATAGCTACAACGAAATCTGTGCAAGGATTATGCAACTAGCACAATTCATTGGATATGATTACAGCCATCTAAATGGGCAGCTTAATTTTACAAAATTAGAGCAAGCCAGTATTGATTGGTGGTTAGAACAAAATGCCAGACCACCAGTTAGCAGACAGTTTTTACCAACTAATTAGAAAAAGATTTATAGAGGGTGTAACAACCCTCTTTTTTTATTGCAATGCCGTTGCATTTATGGCAATATAGAACTATGGAATCAACTATTAAAACACCAGTACAATTAGCCATTGCTGAGTTCGGTGGTGTTCGAGCATTAGCTAGGGCAATACATCGTGACCCAGCATCAGTAAGTAAATGGCAAAAGGGAGATGGCACTATACCAACATCTATCCAACGTAAGCTGCTTGAAACGGCCTGGGATAGGGGTATAGAACTATCAGCCCATGAACTCATCTTTGGCAGAGAATGAACTGTTATTGGTGCGATGCTGATCTGATACCCAGTGGAGACATAGACATTGATGAGTCAATGCCACATTATCCTGAGTATTCAGTAATGACTAATTTATCTTGCCCCAGATGCTTTTCGCAGGTGGAGGTACTAAAAAAAAGAGATGCTTACGATTAATTGATATTTGACAGGTGTTGCAGTATGTGCTACACTTAATTACGAAGGTGTTCTACCTTCATTTGTTGTTTACTAATTTCTATTAACAAACACATGACAATTCAATTACCAAAAAGTTCACATCCAACAGGACTACACTTTTTCAAACGCAATCCACATCCTAAAAAGGAAGACCATGGTGATTGCGGAGTTAGAGCTATTACTCTAGCTACTGGCACTGATTACTCACGAGTAAAATTTTATGCCGACAGATGGATTCAAGAGAATGACTATGAATACTCTGAACCATGCTGGGGCTACAGAACCAGATACAAAACTTCCTACGGTGGTATGACCGCAGGTGATATGACTTCTATCCTTCATGCAATAGGTAGAAGCTATAACACAGACCTTAGACGTTGGAGTAGACACGGAATTCATACTGAATTTCATGTCGATCAATTACCAACTGTTTGCATTGTTGAGCAATGTCAACATTTTGTAGCTGTAAAAGATGGTGCTATCTATGACAGTTGGGATAGCAGAGGTAAGACTAAAAAATTAAAAGAAGTTTGTGGCATTTGGTGTCATGACGATGTCTGGGATAACTTTGTTAGCAAGAGGTACAGATGACAGATACCCAGAAACTGGAAAGGTTGGCCTTCTTGGCTAACCTTCCTTATTGCGATCACACATCAGAGGATTGGGAAGAAGAACTCAGACTCGAATGTGAATTACAAGACCACCCTCAGTACATCTCTTTTTTAAATCCATGACCAAATACGAAGTAGTAGAAAGAAAGGTTATTCATCACACTTTTGTTGTTGAAGCAGACAGTGTACTTGAAGCAGCCCAAATAGTTCAGAGACATAACTCTGCTATGAACAAAACACCTTGGGAAAAAGTGACCACACACGTTGGTCAACCTGAGATTCAACACATCATGGAGGTTTAATCATGAGAAAACATACGATTACTATTTATACCAATGATGAATGTTCTCTATACCAAATTTTAAATGAGGTTAGATCTGAGATAGACCGTAAAGTTTTTGATAGAAACAACATCAGGCAACGTAAGTTTAGTGGAACATGGGAGGAAGAAGTAACAACTTCTTCTCCACTATCAAATGGTTACGCATACAAATACGAAACAGTAGCTAAATGGGAATCTAATGTTGTTCCAGATAAAGAGTACATACAATTTCAACAAACACCAGAATTATGACTTTAAAAGAAATTCCAATAACCAACAAACAAGATTGGTTAGAAAACAGATTGCTTGATGTAACTTCTACAGAAGTATCAGCATTGTTTGATGTCAACCCATACCAAACTGAGTTTGAACTATACAACCAGAAAAAAGATAAGGTTGTAATCAACTTAGAAGACAATGAGCGTATGGCCTGGGGTCGCAGACTTGAGGATTCTATAGCTCAAGGTTGTGCCGAATCTCAAGGATGGCAAGTCCAACCTTTTGATGTATACATGAGCGATACAGAAACAAGAATGGGTAGCTCGTTTGACTACAAGATTACTAGCAGTGACGAGCTAGGAATTATGGAAGTCAAAAATGTTGACGCAATGGTTTATCGCACGAAATGGATTGACGATGGCAATGGCCATATCGAAGCACCACCACATATCGAAATGCAGCTACAACATCAACTTCATGTAGCCAACATTAGTTGGGGATGCATAGTTGCATTGGTCGGTGGTAATACACAAAAGCTTATTGTCAGAGCAAGAAACAAAGAAGTTGGTGAGATGCTTGAAGCAAAAGTAAAAGAGTTCTGGCAAAAAGTTAAAACAGGTACGCCACCTGACATTGATTACCTCAGAGATTCTAATTACATCATCAAAAGTTTATGCAATCAGGCAGACGCAGGTGTAATTCTTGCAGCTGATGAGGACATGGACAAACTAGTCGATGATTACTATGCCATCAACAAAGAATACATTTCACTTGGCAAAACAAAAGATTCTATAAAAGCACAAATTTTAGAAAAAAGTCAAAATGCATCCAAGATTGTATCTAAGTACGGAACAATCAATTGCGGAATGACAAAAGGTAGTCAAGGTAAATACATTACCCAAGACATGGTTGGAACATACATCAACCCACGCAAAGGCTTTCGCCAATTCAAATTTAATCAACCAAAAGGAGTTTAATTATGACCGCAATCACACCACTTGCAGCTATGCACGGCACACTTGAAAGCATGGCAGAAAAATTTACTGATGCATTACCACCACAAATTGATGCAGCTAAATTTATCAGTGTTGCCAAAACAACTTTGACAATGAATCCATCATTGCTTAATGCAGACAAAACAAGTTTGTTAGCAACTTTTATGAAGGCAGCACAAGATGGTTTGCTGTTGGATGGCAAGGAAGCAGCAGCAGTTAAGTATGGAAATTCAATTCAATACTTACCAATGCTGGAAGGAGTTCTTAAGACATTGCATAACAGTGGACTTATAAAAACTATTTCCGCTGAAGTTGTTTATGAAAAAGATTTGTTTGATTACGAGCTAGGCAGCACCCCAAAAATTACCCACAAACCATTAATTACTGGTGACCGTGGCAAACCTGTATGTGTTTATTCAGTTGCCGTAACAACTAATGGCGGTGAGTACTACGAAGTAATGAACATGGATGACATCAACAAATGTCGTGGTGCATCTAAATCTAGTTCGCATCCAAGTTCACCTTGGGTTAACTGGTTTGACCAGATGGCCAAAAAAACTGTCATTCATCGCATTGCAAAACGTCTACCTAAAAATGATGCAATCAATTCTGTGTTGACACTTGATGATGACACTGATTTTAAACAGCCAGTTAACGTAACTCCTACACCAGAGAAACAAGATCAACCATTGTCTAGACTTAAGGAAGCTATGGGCATGGATGATGCTGGTGTAGAAACAGCTAGGCAAGAAGTCCTTAAAAAATACAAAGGGGAGGAGTAATGCATTTTTACTCTTTCAATATTGGCGATTACATCAGCCATACTAAACACTTGTCAAACATGGAGGATCTAGCATATCGAAGATTGCTAGACCTCTATTACCTTCATGAACGGACGTTGAACGAAGATGTGGCAACCGTTGCACGCAAGATTAACATGAGAGATAATGTACCAGAAGTAAAAGTTGTTTTGGAAGAGTTTTTTATTTTAGAAGTTGGTAAAGGATGGATTAATCCAAGGGCTGATGAAGAAATACAAAAGTATCAAAGCAAGATACAGTCAGCAATTAAAGCAGGTAGGGCATCTGCTCTTGCTAGGTCTAACGCTAGTTCAACACCGGTTCAACTAAACAAGAAACAAGAAACATTAAACAAGAAACAAGAAACAAATATAAAACGACCACGCAATGTTTCAAAAAAAACTTGGGATGATTTTCTGGTACATAGGAAAAACAAGAAAGCACCATTAACAGAAACTGCTTTAATTGGTATAAAAAATGAAGTTAAGAAAACAACTATTAGTTTGGAAGATGCATTGGTTATGTGCCAAGCAAGGGGATGGCAAAGTTTTAAATCCGATTGGATTAACAAAGAACAAAAGTCATTTGCTACAACTAACTACGGTGAGGGGGTACAAAAGATATGAGTTTAGACAAACTGATAAACAAAGAAAGGCCAACTGAGGAACGCAATTGTGCAAAGCATGGTGCATATACTTCAACAAATTTTCTTGGTGAGCATTGGACAGAGTGTCCTAAATGCATGATTGAACGCAGGGATGCGGAAGCGAAAGAACAAATAGCTCGTGATAAAAAGGCAGAGTTAGAACGTGAACAGCGTAGGTTTATGGCAAAAATAAATGGAGCAGCTATACCAGAAAGGTTTAAGGATCGGACACTAGATAACTATGTAGCAAAGACAAGTGGTCAAAAGAAAGCATTAGCTTTTGCAAAAGAGTATGCAAAAAATTTTGACCAAGTAATAAAAACAGGACGTTCTGCAATCTTTGTTGGCAAACCGGGAACTGGCAAAACCCACTTGGCAATAGGCATTGCGTTGAGCATTATGCAACAACAACGGTCACCAGTATTTGTCACCGTACAACGTCTAATCAGAAGAGTTAAGGATAGTTGGAGAACAAAAGAAGAAACAGAAAGCGAAGTAATAGATGCATTTGCATCACCAGATCTATTGATACTGGATGAAGTTGGTGTACAGTTTGGGTCAGAGTTTGAAAAACAATTGTTGTTTGATGTACTAAATGAACGGTATGAAAAACTTAAACCATCTATTTTATTATCAAATATTCCTAGCGAACAATTGTCAGACTACCTTGGTGAACGTGTAACTGATAGGTTACGTGAAAACGGAGGTGCATTAATTGGTTTTAACTGGGATTCATACAGGAAAAATTTATGACAACTCAAGAAAAAATTTCAGCAGCCAAAAAACGCATTAAAGAATTAGAATTGTTAATTAAATTATGGAGCAAGTAACTATGAAAGAACAAACTATTATAAAAATTGCAAAATATAAATGCCAATTGGCAGAACTAGAAAGACAATTCTGGTTTGAAAATTTAGATGGTAGGTTTTACAGAATAAATCATGATCGCATAATTGCTGAGATACAAAGGTTACAGCATGATTGAAATAGTTTTAGGTTGGCCACCATCAGATTTGTCACCAAACAAAAGATTGCATTGGGCAAAGTTGGCAACAGCAAAAAAACAATACAGGCAAAAATGCAACAGTGTAGCCAAAGAACAATTAAAAAAATACAGAGGTGTTTACGAAAATATACCTGAGAAATTAGTTTTAGAAATGACGTTTATACCACCAGACCGTAGGAATTATGACCGAGATAATTTAGTTGCTAGAATGAAGGCAGGTATTGACGGACTTGCTGATGCATTACGCATCAATGATAAACGTTTTAATACTGTCATCTCAACTATGGACTCAGACTACCTTGGTGGCTTTGTCCGAATACGCATACTACAGGAAATTCCTTATGGCACGAAAGATCAAGAACCTATCAGTGAAGACACGAGAATACAAAGATAGGGATGGCAATGCAAAAGCAAATTGGCAAAACATAGGAGTCATTATGGAGAATGACCAAGGTAAACAATTTATGCTTATTGATAAATGGGTAAATTTTGCAGGGATACCAGACTTTAGTGGTAAAGAAAATTCTGGATCAATAATGGTAAGTATGTTTGATGTAGATAATGATTACCAATCGAATCGCAAAGATATACCACCATCTTATAAAGGCCAAGACAATGATGTTCCTTTTTAAAAGTAATAACCCCAAGGTGAGCAGACCATAAAATCACCCTGGGGCATCAGCCCTAGCGTGAGGTAGAGAACTAGAACCTAGTAGGCAACCTTTATTTTTTGGGTGGCCTACCTTTTTTTGTACCGTATGTTCCTTTACCTTTTGGCATAATAAACTCCTTTTATTTTAATTATGAAAGAATTTTTTGATTCTGTCCATAGTCCTACGCTCTTCTCTTAATTGTTTTTTAGTAAGCATCGCTTCTAATTCTATTATTCTTCCCAAAAGACTTGCTAGGAATACATCTTGTTTCATTTGATGCCGTATTAAATGTGTGCAATATCTTTTTACACCATCGTAATCATCGCTTTTCAAAACTTCTCTAATACGCATTTCGACAGAAAGCTGTAACTCTACGGGTGGTTCTTCTAATTCAATATTGAGAAATTTATCTTTAGCCATCAGTTCATTTTAGGAAACAAATTTTGCTCAAGTAGATCAACCAATCTATCGTCCACGGTATTCGAGGTCTGTTTTACGAATGACCTACAAAGGTCAACCACTAATCTCTTGCATCCTGTCGTGGAAAGGAAACGTAATAGTAAAGGTTTTAGTATTTTGTACATAGTTTGTTTGTTTTTCCAAACATAGCACACGTTATTGTATCTTGCCTTCTATTCTGCTAACCGCTTCTGATAACTTGTTTAGTCTAAAGTATATGTCTCGTATGTCTCGTTCTCTACGACTACTCATATTAGATATCACCATAACTAAAGCAGTAGCTGCTGCTCCCACTAGTGCAGCATATATCTCAGGCATTTGCGTAAATAGGTAATTATGTATAGTATGACTAATAAATCCTAATTATGACAGAGGAACAAGAAGAAAAGGAAGGCACGGATTGGGCTGAAATTTTTGGTCATGCTGTCCGATTTATGATTCTTTGCTGGTCGCTTGCAATGATGACTCTTGGATACATGGACAAGATTCGTAATGATGGAGCGTTTTTAGCCGGCCTGACCAGTGGAGTTTTAGGTAGCTACGGTATCTCTGTTAACAAAAAGAAACCTGTAAACGCTGCTAAAGTAAATGACACCAAGGTAAATACACAATGAAAAAATTATTAGCATTACTGTTACTGTGTAGTCCTTCTGTAGCACTAGCAGACATCAATCACTCAATACAAAACGTTGTTTCTGTCAGCACATTAGGGGCTAGTTCAACTTCAAATCGGGTGGGTACGACTTTCTCGGCATCGGGTACAAATGTTACGCCAACAGCAGGTGATACAGCAAATGCTATTGGTACTTTAGATTTAACTGATGCACAAATTACTAATGGCGTTCCAACAATAGATAACACAACTACTTATGCAGTAACCACAGCTGGTGATGCATGGTCTGTGTCTGAGTCATTTATTCAAGGCGATTCTATTCCTACCAGTTTTTTAGCAACAACTGTTACTAATGGTGTAGTCCCAGCATTACCAATCTTTGGTGATACATCTACCATAAGCGGAGGTGATATTGGTACTACTGCTATGACAATGGATAGTGGTGGAGCAATGACAGTAAACTTATCTGCTACAGGGGCAGGTGTAACAGCACAAATGTCTAACACTATAAAATTAGAAATTGATTAATGAGATGGCTGGTACTGTTTTTACTTGGCATACCTAGTGCCTATGCCGGTGGAATTACGCCTTCATTCTCTACAGGCCAAATGGAAAGTAGCAGTTCTAGTAAAACTATTATTGTGGAAACCATTGTTACGGAAAATTATCGGACAGGTTATTCTTATAGTTTGCAAGGCAATAACATCAAAGTTAAGGATGGAACAGTTATATCACCTGACGCAACCTATACAAACACACAGACAGTTAATGGAGTTTCGTTTAAATGGGTAACTCCAGATTTACCGACCAAGCCCCAATGGGAGCTTCAAACCCCAGGAGAAGCGTTCAGCATAACGGAGAATTTTCTTGCCCCAGGTCTAGATGCA